GACATCAAGGGAAAACTGGACGATGCCCGTAATTCATTATTATATGCAAACCAGTATATGTGTGAACTGGGAAAGAGCATCGGAGAGCTGGAACGCAAGAAGTTTACCGATAAAAAAGTAATGGAGTACTTTGACGAACTGTTTCCGATGGATGAGAATGCAACGGATATTCAGAAGAAAAATATCCTTCGTCTGAAGGAAGATTTAAAGGTACGTTACTTTGAAGCTCCGGATCTACAGGACATGGACCACAATGCGTACAGAGTGATTCTGGCAGTTTCTGATTTTGCGACACATGCTAAACCATTACGTACTAGAGACAACTACCAAGAGAATCTGTTTTCAAAGACAATTGATGGCAATGCTCTCATCGACAAGTCCTATGCAATGATGAGGGCAGCGTAATCGAAAATATCTACGTTCCGGATTGCGTTGAAAATACAGTTTCTAACTACCGATACCCTTGTGGGATTTAATTTGTCACAAATGTAAATGAACCTTCTAACAGAAGTAGAAACTGTGAAATAGGGTAAGCGAAAGGAATGAAATATGAAACAGGAAAGTATCAGAAAATGCGATGAAGATTTGGACCTCGAATTACTTTTAGATGAAGCAGATCAACAGTCAGAAGGAGAAGCGGTTCGATATTCACATGACGAACTCATGAAAATGCTAAAAAGAAAAACAGAATATAAGTAACAATGTGATGAAGGGAGTATCCATATCGGGTACTCTCTATTTTTATGCAAAATTGGAAAAGGACAATTATGAGCAGGATAAAACCGAATGAAATGAATCAATTTGTGATTCAAAATGGGATTTATGGGAACAGGGTGGGAATTATTCACTTGGAGATGGTCAGGGAAGAACAGAGTTTGTATGGAATGGACAGTTTTAAAAGTCCTACAGAGGCAGTAAGTACCGTTCGACCGCTGTTTGAGAAGGCAGACAGAGAGATGATGGTTGTCATGTCTTTGGATGCAAAGAATACACCGATTGCTGTTGAGATTGTGGCTGTTGGTGGGATAGATAACTGTGTGGTTGATGTAAGAAACATTTTTAAACATGCGGTCATCAGCAATGCATCGAATATTATCTGTTTCCATAACCATCCATCCGGAATACCGGAACCAAGTGAAGATGATAAGGCTATCACCAGACGGATAAAAGACGCTGGGGATCTGTTAGGGATTCCTTTGCTGGATCATATCATCATGGGTAACAACACTTTTTATAGTCTGGAGGAGCATAAAGAACTTTAGGAAGCGAGGTGATTGCATGAGCATTTATATCATCATCAATTTCTAAAAACAAAGGGGTACTGCAGATTGCAGTGCCCTGATTTTATTTGGAGGCGAAATATGTATACAAAGATACCAACAGCTGGAATGGAAAGAACAGAATGGCTGAAACTTCGAAAGACCGGAATCGGTGGAAGTGATATGGCTGCGGTATGTGGATTAAATCCGTACAGCAGTGCGATGAGTGTCTATATTGATAAGACCAGTGACGAAATAGACATTGAAGACAATGAGTCTATGCGTGTAGGAAGGGATCTGGAAGAATATGTAGCCAGGCGATTTACGGAAGAGACAGGGTTTAAGGTCAGACGTTCCAATTACATGTATAGGAGCAAAGCACATCCCTTTATGATAGCAGACATTGACAGATTCTTAGTGGGATGTGATGCGGGATTGGAATGTAAGACTGCCAATGCTTATAACGCAGACCTTTGGAAAGATGATGAAACACCTATTCATTACTATTTACAGTGCATGTCATATCTTGCAGTTACTGGAAAGAAGGAATGGTATATTGCGGTTCTTATCATGGGCCACGGATTCAAATACAGGAAAATTGAGAGAGACGAGGATTTAATCAGGAATCTGATCATACTGGCCGAAAGATTCTGGTATGACCATGTGATTCCAAGGGTGATGCCGGATCCGGATGGAAGTAAAGCCTGCGATGAGGTGCTGGCTCAGTATTTCAGCAAGTCGAAAAAGAATACAATCCTTCTTACTGGATTTGATGAGCAGCTGCGTCGGAGAGAAGAGCTGAATCAGTTAATCAATCGCATGGAAACAGAGAAAAAGCAGATTGAGCAGTCAATCAAGCTATATATGGGTGAAAACGAAATTGCTCAGAATGACATGTACCGAGTGTCATGGTCGAACGTAGAATCGTCACGTCTTGATACAAAGTTATTAAAAGAGGAGCATCCGGATATTTATCAGGAATACCTGATATTATCAACGACAAGAAGGTTTACTGTGAAAGTTGCAGCATAAGGAGGATGTATGGAAAAGTTACGAAGAAAAGCAAAGCGGAATATCGAGCGTGAATATAACAGATTTCGCAAATTTAACCTGAGATATGCTTCTAAGAAAGAGATATGGGAGATATCCCATAAGGTATATTTTATGTCCTGCTGTATGGAGTACTACACGCTGAATAAAGCAATTCCCAAACTGTATCTGGAACTGGCAATTATTGATCCTGCACTGCTTCAGACGATGTGGGGCGTTTACTTAAAACACGAAGATATTGGCTGTGAAACATGGACCGAGATTGAACGTCTTTTGGAACTGGTCGTTGCACAATGGAAATTAGAAGCTGCATAGGAGGAATTTTATGGCAAGGCAAATTAAAGAAATGATTGAAAAGAGGGTTGAACAGGTCAATGAGCCTGTAAAACTGACAAAAGACATGAGTATTGCGGACATGATCCGGGCAATGGCACCAGAGATTAAAAATGCTCTGCCATCTGTTCTTACACCGGAACGATTTACGAGAATGGCATTGTCTGCTCTTAATAATACACCACAGTTGAGAGAATGCAGTCCGATGAGTTTCATCGCAGCATTATTAAATGCAGCTCAGCTTGGCTTAGAACCGAATACACCCTTAGGACAGGCTTATCTGATCCCATACAGAAATAAAGGCATCCTAGAGTGCCAATTTCAGCTAGGTTATAAAGGCCTTATCAGTCTTGCATTTCGTGCCGGACAGATAAAAATGATTCAGGCGCATGTAGTGCGGGAGAATGATTATTTTGATTTTGAGTATGGTCTGAATCCTAAACTGATTCACAGACCGGCAAACGGCTCTGCAGAAGACCGTGGAGAGATTACATATATCTATGGTGTATACACACTTGTAAATGGAGGATGTGGATTTGAGGTTTCCAGTAAATCTGAGATGGATTCCTTCGCTGCGAAGTATTCAAAGGCATCTTCATCGACATTCAGTCCGTGGTCTACATCTTATGAGGAAATGGCAAAAAAGACCATTATTAAACGTGCGCTCAAATATGCCCCAATCTCTGCAGAATTTCAGAGAGCACTATCTACGGACGAAAGTATTAAAACAGAACTGTCTGTTGATATGAGTGAAATCCGGAATGAATGTATTATTGATATGGATGAAAACGCTGCAGAGGAGGTTCAGTAAGATGACATCAGAAGAACTTTGGGAACAGCTGGTAGTACAGAGAGTGATTGAAGCAATCAAGACAAACCTTCCAACTGCAGGAGATCTGGAAGATGAAGAGAAGGCATTCCTGGAAAAGCTGTGTCCGGAACATAAGCAAGCTTATGAGAAGTTAAGAGAACATCAGGTGTTAAGTATGTTTGATGAACAGAAGCTGATTTATGAATGAGGATTCATGGATGGCCTGAGAGTGGGTCATGCTGCGTTTTAGAAAATGGTAAGTAAGTACCGTTAATACTGGAAGGAACAAAAGATGGAGGAGAGACAGATATGATGAGTTTTGAAAAATTTATTGAGTGGGTTGCAGATGATCTGCAGCGACTGTTAGGAGAGGATTACAGAATTGAATCTACTTCTGTGAGAAAGAATAATGGTGTGGAGCTAAAAGCACTGATAGTACGGAATAAGAATCATAATGCAGCACCGGTTATTTATATGGAGCCACTGTATCAGACATACAAAAAGGGGAGTTCAATAGAAGCTCTTACCAAGAAGATTTTGGTGAGAATGAAAAATGAACTTCCCTTTTCTATGGAAATAACGGAAAAAGTTTACAATCTGGAAACTATTCGTGACCGCATTGGATATCGGCTTATTTCAAAAAGTAAAAATGAAGAATTGCTAAAAGATATCCCGTGGACTCCTTGGCAGGATCTGGCTATCATTTATTATCTGAATATGGGTGTTAAGGACAATAATCAGGTGTCTACGATTATTTACAATCACCAGATGAAGAAATGGAATCTGTCAGAGGATGATTTATACGAACTGGCAAAAGAGAATATGCCAAAGATGTGTCCAAGTGTAATTGGCCGTCTGGATCATTTGATCTTTGGCTTTGATAAGGACGAGGATGAAATAATTTCTTGCGATCCTAGGTTTCCGGTTCTTTATGTTCTCTCTAATCAGGCGAATATCAACGGGGCGTCGTCCGTGCTTTACAACGGTGTGCTGAAAGACTTTGCTGAAAGACTCGATTCTGACCTGATTATTTTACCATCCAGTGTTCATGAAGTACTGTTACTTAGATATAGTGAGACTGTGGATCTTGAGATGTTTAAAAATTTAGTCAGAAGTGTAAATGCAGAGGATGTGCCGGAGGAAGATGTTTTATCTGATAGTGTATATCTTTATTCCAGAGAAAAAGACCAGATAAGTATGGTATAATTTATAGCGGAAGTCATTCGGCTGGGAGGGATTCATTATTTGTAATCTTTCCCGGCGAATCTTCGCTTATTTAAATTATTTGCGATAAACTATATTTTTTGGTCACAAAATGGAAAAACAAACGTTATAATATATAGGGGTGTGAATTAAGGATGAGAGAAAGAATTACGGATCCGAGATATGGTATTGGAACTATCAAAAAAGTAGAAAAATCAGAAGAGGGCTACTGGTTGACAGTTCTGTTTGATGATGAAAACATTGGTGAGAAGAAATTCTTATCATTTGTAAATCCTTTAGAAAACAAAGAAGATGGTGGAATCGCTTAGTGGCGATTCCCTTTTTTGTATGTGAGTGCTATAATAGGATGTGTGAAAAACTTGAATTGACCGAGCTCTTTGAGCGAGGGATACTTCTTGTCCGAAGGGCAAGAAGGTGGGCGTGAAAAAGATTAGAACAATCGTAATTGACGGAGGGGGTTATATGGAGAAATCAATTGCCATAGATAATAAAGAATACACCATTCCAGCGATATTTTCTTACTCGGAAAAAAATGAAAAAATGCCAACAGTAATTTTGTGTCATGGAACAGGTTCGCAAAAAAATGAAGTTGGTAATTTATTTGAAGAATTGTCCAGAAAATTACTGAATATTGGTATCGCTTCAATACGGTTTGATTATGCAGGATGTGGTGATAGTAAAGCTGATCAAACGAAATTGAGCTTTTGTGGTGAAGTAAATGATACAAAAACAGTTTATCAGTATCTTTGTACACAGGAGATTGTTGATTGCAATAATATCGGTATTTTAGGATTTAGCCAAGGAGCCCGCGTAATGGCAGAGCTGTTGAAAGATGTGTCTCCAATAAGATTTGCCATAAGTTGGTCTGGTGCATGCCATAATGGTATTGGAGTATTCAAAGGATGGTTTAATGAATATTATAAAGAAGCATTAGAGAGTGGCTATGCAAAGATACCACTGTTTTGGCGAGAGGATCTACTACTTTCAAAAAAATGGTTTGATGATATTTGTGATACAACTCCAATGGTGGGAATACAAAGGTATGCAGGTCCTATATTGGCTATAGCTGGTGATGAAGATGAATTGGTTCCCTATCATCATGCAAAAGAAATTGTAGAAAACAGCAAGAATAATAAAAGTAAGGTTGTGATTGTGCCAAATTCTAATCACACTTTTAATGTTCTAATACCTAATGCCTCTAAAGCAAATGATGTAATAGAAATAACCCTGAAATGGATA